GGGTTCGCGATACCAGTGATCTGACCAATAGTCTCTGCTTCAAGGTTAATAACTGCTTCGACCTCTGACAACTCATTGGCCTCAACAAAGCGTACAGCTTTAAACGTCAGGGACGGGTGAGCTACATTGTGGTCGAACCCAATCTTTGTGACCACGTGGTGTGGTTCTACGCCACGCTTACCTAACTGCTGACCGAACTGGCCAAGAGTCTTGAGCGATGCCGCAGGTACACGAAGTAACATAGGGTCATTCAGTTGATCTGGCGACGCAATAGCTAGACGCATAGAATCTGAACACGCCTTACCTTTACCGCCGTTGTCAGTGATACGAGAACCCCATTGGTTATGAGGGCAAGCCTGACACTTCTTAGCCTGAGGCTCGTCGGCGTCTCCGGCAGGAGCAATCCCGTCGTTGGAGTAGCACGTTGGCTTAGCAACGCTACCATCCTGATAACCACTGTCGTAGAAGACCTTGGATTTACTAGGGTTCACAGCCACGATGACTGTTTCTAGGAAAGACGCAGGTTCTCCGTCTTCGCCCTTAGTTACACGGTTGCGCTCGTCACCACGTTGGATGTGGAACACTTTACCCTTGATAGAGACAACGGGGAAACCACCTACGGATACCGCAGCGGCGAATACGTTGTCTGTTTTTACTTTGCCTTGCAAGTGCGCAGGCAACTTTGATGCCGTGATGGCTACCATTTCATTCATGTTATTTACCTCTCTTTATTTGCGACGGAAGTTAACGACCTGCGTTTCCGACCAGTTAATGCCGGGGGGTAGATCGCCCTCGACGGTTTTAAACTGCTCAACCGCAGTCTTGTTTACACGCCGTTCCAACATCTCCCATGCGTCATTGGATCGTATGTGCTCTAGTATAGCGTCCCAGTCTGCCACCGTGGCAGATGAACGTGTAGTCCTGTAAGCAGTTCCAACGTCACGGGCAGATACATTGTCTATCCCTCTGTCTTGGAATCGCCGCAGAAACTCTACCTCGATCTTGTTTTGTTTACCTTTGTCTCCCGCGTCGTCTTCATCGTACAAAGCCTTACGCCCCGCACGTCGATCACGTAGAGCGATGAATAGTTTCAAGCATGAAACGTCATCCAACTCTGAGATTTTCGCCATTGTTGTTCTCCTTTTTAGCAGTTAGCCAGTTGTCAATATCCTCCTCGTCCCACCGCAAGACTTTCTGCGAAACCTTTATTGGTTGGGGGAAGCTCGTCTCTCTTCGTCGCAACGCTGGGAGCGCTGCTTTAGTAATGCCCAGTTTTTCAGATACCTCTTCGGGTCTAAGCAAGTTCATATTTATACCTCTGTATGTGTTTACTTGTAAACAGATTAGTCCATATACGTTCACCTGTCAAGCCATGACAGAATCACGATGTGCTTTTACTTCGTCGAGTAGTGCACCCTGCATCTTCTGTTTGTTACGAAGACGGGAATAGATGCGCTTCTCTACTGGAGTACCTTCGAGCATTATGATGAAGTTGTTCATCTTCTGGCCGGGTCTGTTGATCCGACCGTTAGCCTGCTCGAACGTTTCGTTAGACGTCACACATGAATACCATACGATGGTAGATGCGGATGTCAGCGTTAGCCCGTGGGACATAGCGGCAGGTTGCGCCACGATGACCTTTGGGTCTTTGCTCTTCTGGAACGCGCCGAATATCCGGTCACGATCATCTTTCTTAACGCCGCCGTAGATCAACTCAACTGAGAAGTCCTTGCTGAGTTCTTCAGCGACCATGCGTACCGAACTAACGTAGGGTACAAACACGATGACCTTGCCCTCTGCTTGGCGTACGATCTCGCGGGTCTCTTCAATCCTCGGCGACGACGGGATGGTAATCTCTTTCTTATCGTTGGAGTAGACTACGCCACAGGCAATCTGGACTAACTTGCCCATCTTGACCGCTTCGTTGACTGCTGTGATCTCACCTTCGTCAGCCTCGGTGCGCATCTTAGCAACCATCTCTTTGTAGGCTTTATTCTGTTCCTTAGTTAAAGCTACCTGTCGAGTCTCGTACATAAGCGGAGGTAGGTCAACGCATTCGTCACGAGTAAAGCGCACCGATGGTTGCATGACCTCACGTACGATGTCTGTAGCGTCAGGCTTTGGTATCCACGAGAACTGCGATAGCTGTCGCATCACTTGTCCCTTGAACCGATTAAAGTACGGCGGCACATTGTTAGGCGAGATCAATCTACACTGCGCCCAAGCGTCTGTTGGGTTATTAGGCGTTGGTGTGCCAGTCATACCCCAACAAGCACGGGCAGGTTTCTGTCGGTTAACTACCTTATTGATAGCCTTCCATCTGTCTGTCCCTGCGTTACGTGCGGCCTGTGCAATCTCATCGACAATGATTAAGTCAATGTCCGGACGATCAGCTAGTATAGGTTCTATAATTTGCAGGCCGTCGTGGTTAATGATGTACACGTCGACGTCGGTGTTCAGTAGTTTAATGCGCTTCTGCTTCGAGCCGTGCAGTACTGCATACTCAAGGTGGGGGAAGTGTTGAAACACCTCATCGGCCCACGTACGTTCTAGTGTCGATAGTGGTGAAACCACTAAGACCTTATGCAGATGACCAATACTGCGCAGATAGTCATAGGCCCACAGCGACGCAAGCGACTTACCAGTACCGAGTTCAGATAAGTTGAACGCACGGTCATACATAGATAAGAATGCGGCTGCTTCCCGTTGTGCTTCGAATGGCTTGTAACGTCCGGGCCAGTCGTAGTACTCACGTATCGGGGCAGGGGGTTCAAACCCCAAGTTACGTAGCACTTTAGTCTCTGTAAGCCTGTGAGGCACCATCACATATGGTACGCCTTTAACTGTAAACTGCTTAGCCGTTGGTATTACATTTGTTATACGGTCAGGGTCACGGCTTTTAAGCAGTAGGGCTTGTTTCTTTTTGTGAACTAGCACGTGGCGTCTCCTCATTGTTTCCTAAATCAATCTGGCGAATGCGTTCGTCGCAGATGTGTTTGATCTTCTCGTAGTCGAGACGTCTTTCATTAGGCTTATGACGGAGGATGCGCTTCACTATGTCAGCGTCCCACGGGTTAAGGTCATACTCCAACCAGATGTCCCATGGTTGAATCTTGTGTGCGGCGTAGTCTGATTGCCCCACATTGTACTTACGTGTTAACAGATGGTTGACCTCACGGTGATCTATATACCACTGTGCCTCTACCTCTTGTATGTCGCAGTTCATCGCTAAATCTGCGGCGTCCGTCGTAGCACCGTGCTTCAACAGGTATGCCTGTATCCGTTCTTCTTGGTTCATACTTTCTTCCCCTTCGTGTACATGTCGGGGTGCTTCTTGCGCCACGCTTGGTTCTTGGCGGCGGCTACCACACGAGTGTTTGACGTCTTAGTACTACCACCTTTGTCTAAGGGCTTCTTATGGTCGACGTGTGTACCGTCCCCCTTAGTAGCGCGGCCATCGGCGATAGCCTCACGACGTGCCTTGTTGTTAGCAACGCGTTTTGCCTGCACTTTCGGCTTCTTGTTGTAAGCCGCCTTAGTCTTTAATTCCTGCTTCGATGACTTTGTCATGTATGGCCTCCTTCATTTGTTCAACGTCGTCGACAACAAGTGCTAACCCGTAAGCACGTTGTATGTCAGTAATTTCCCGTTCCTGATTAGCAGTCACGTTCTTTATCTTGCCCGGAGCCTTCGTCTCAAAAGCCATGAACAAACCCTTGTGGCACACCAGTATATCAGGGCAACCTACACGCCCCATGCCATTGGATACGGGCATGTAGTACCACGCCCCTATCGCTTGTAGGTGTTCTTTACACTTCTTCTTAACTTTACCTTCTGGGGTCATACCCATTAGTGCTGTATCTCCTGTAGGTAGTCGCCATACAGAGCCACATACTGCTCAAGGCGGATAAGTAGTTCTAATTCCACGGTAGTTACGCGATCTAAATTAGTCACGTAGGTCACAAGCTCTTCGTTAGTTAGAGCGGTAATGTCTTTAATCTCATATGCCACAGTAGTCCCTGAATTCTGTCTGGCCCCTATAGTCGCCGACTTTCTATTTCTTATTAAACACCGCAAAACTCACATAGTTTACGGCCCACTGGGCACCAGTTCTTACATAAGCCCGAGGGCTTTGGCGTCCACTTATCTTCGGTATGTGCTATTGCTAGGCGTTTTAACCTAGGCATAAACTCATTCCATATCTCAGGAAGCTGCTCACGCGTGAACACCTCCTTGTCAAACTCACCAGACTTTAACCAGATGAACCCTGTCGTCACTTTATCTATCCACGGGTATATAGCAAAAGCCAGTGCCGCGAATAACATCAACTGGTCTGTGTCAGGCTTACGTTTGCCTGTCTTCCAATCAAGGAGGTATGCACGATCAGAGCCAACTACGCCTATGTCAATAATTCCTCTCACCCAGACATCTTTTGCCATCCAAGTGGTCGGACGAAAGCTGCGATCAAGGGCGATACGCTCCTCAACCACGCGCCTACCTTCATAAGATAGTATCTTCTTAACGTACCTTTCGTACTTCTTGAGGTTAGCAGGTAGTGGCTTACCGTCGCGAGCGAACAGTTCCAACGCCTTGTGCACCTCGTTACCCCAGAGCGTGGCTTCTGTCTGGGGTTCTTTTACCTGCCTTGTCACCCTTGTTAACTCGAAGCGACGAGGGCAGGTTTCAAACGCGGTAAGAGCCGAATAGCTCCACGCTTTTTTTAATTCCACGGTGGTAGTTCTCCTTTGTATATCTCTGTGTCTATTATATCCCAGAATTCTAGTAGCAGTTCAGTTCGTAGCTCTGTCTCCAGATGCTTTTGTTTTAACCTAGTGCGCTGTATTTCTAGGAACGCCAGACGCCGTTGCGCCCATTTGTGTTCAAGTTCAGCCATCCATTGCAGTCGCTTTGTGTAAGGTACTTCACCGTACAATTCTTCTGCTTTGGTAGTGGCTCTCGCTATTCGTAGACGCCGTGACTGTTGGACTAAACGCCCATTGAGACGACGGTAGATAGCTTGAACCTCCGTGTATTGGAGACTCCTCCTGTCAAAATTATCTCGTATCTCTACGAGGTACTGCGTAAATCCTTCCAGATTATGGCTGTATGCTTCTATCAGTGGCTTCAAAAACTCATGCGCCTTCGGTAGTAAGAAGACCTCTGGGTTACTTGCGTAACTTGTCATGTGTTTGTCTGTTATTATTAACCAATCGTTTACTTTATCTGGATTTCTTAGCAGTGTTTCAGTGACACTGGATACCGGACTCTCGTCAAAGTTATCAACCTTGATGCCCATTGTAATACTCTCATTCCCCCGCAGGTATAAATCTCGGCGCACTGTATCGCGCCTAGCGTTAAATTCAATTTGTTATTGTTCCCGTTGTATACGGCTGTCGGTGGGCCGACAGGGGGGTTTATCCAATTGCAGAGGAGGCTCCACCCGTCAACGGCGTGGCTGACTAGGCGGTACATATACTTAGCTTTTAATAATATTGATTCTCTCATTTATATCTCCTTTGAACTTGCTTACATGTATATAACATAGAACGACACCATCTGTACACATTT